TTTAGTTACTTTAACTGGGGGCCTTTCTTGATGTATACCACGATTACTCAAGGAGAGTGTCAACATCTATTGGATGGTGGAGCGAAGTCTAGACTCGACCCTCAAAATAGTATGGTGGATAAACTCGCCGGTCATATTAAAGAAGAATATAAATTAGAAAATCCAGAAGAGTATGTGAAATGGTTAGTCTATTACTTTGATGCGTATAGCCAAGGTTATAATAAATGGAGAGGTGGTGGATCACTTAAACCTAATTTTAGTTTAACGTCGCTTTGGATTAATTATATGAAAGCGGGAGATTTTAATCCTCCTCACGATCATAGTGCGGACTTAAGTTTTGTTGTCTTTCCTCATGTACCGGACGAATTAAAAAAAGAAAACGAAGAATTTAAAGGGACTTTACAAGGACCTGGTGGAATTAGTTGGACTTATGGAGAAGGTGGACGTCAATGTATTAGTACGGTTCATCAGTTTCCTAAGACGGGAGATATGTATATCTTCCCAGCTCATTTACGTCATTGGGTCTTTCCGTTTAAATCTAATATTGAAAGAGTCTCAGTATCAGGTAATCTATTGATTGATGCTGACTCGAGAATGAATTATTATGCCGGTAAAGATTAGAATTATAAGTTGGGGACCCCATTCCATTTGTTGGTGTCGCACGGACGCTAAGCACTTTCCGACTCTGGGGGTATCCTCAAACATTTTTCAGTTGGAAGTGCACCGTGCATGAAGCACAATAAACGATATACCTATGTGGATAGTTCGCGGTCCATGGACCATGGAACACGGATCTACGACGTAGCAGGATTTAAATTACCATCAGTCACGACAATACTTGACAAGACGAAGGATAAGACTTATCTGCGCCAATGGAAGGAAAAAGTTGGTGAAAAACGAGCAGAAGAAATCAAGAATATATCTAGCAAGCGTGGGACTACCATGCACAAATATTTGGAGTCCTTTGTTATCGAGAAAGGCTATGAGGACCTTACAGCGATGGGCCAAGAGGCTAAACGTATGTCTGAGAAGGTTATACAGCTGGGTCTAGCCCCAGTCTCAGAGTATTTCGGGTCAGAGATCACAGTTTACTATCCAGGCCTCTACGCAGGCGCTACGGACCTTGTGTGTATGCACAATGACATGGAGACTATTGTAGACTTCAAGCAATCTAACAGGCCAAAGAGAGAAGAATGGATAACAGATTATAAGTTGCAGGTAGCAGGATATGCTATGGCACACGACTATGCTTATGGCAGTCAGATCAAACAGGCTGTAATTATGATATGCACACCGGACCTATACTATCAGGAGTTCAAGATACAAGACGCTCAGTTGAGAGAGTGGAAGCATAAATTCTTGGCAAGAGTAAACCAATATTACGAAATGATACACGATCCTAAAGAGCAGGCAGATGTTAATACGGCAGAATTGCTGGAAGATTTCGAGAAGATGGCTCAAAAATGACTATAATGTGGCAACAATGTGGCATAGACACTTTACATATAGTACTTAAACTCATAAAAAAAATATTTATAAATAAAATTTCTATATTAAATGTAAAATGTCAAATGATACTTAAGTCATTGATTATATTGACTAAAATGATGACATTTTACAAATTTGTAAAATGTCTAAAATGTCAAATAGTTAAAAAAGTCAATAAAGACGTCAAGTTAATCGGTCGTGCGCGCGTAATTGGTTTTGGAAAAACACTTTTTGTGATATTTGGTACTATATGCAGATGAGGAAAAATAAATATAAACATGTGAGAGTGACATGGTTTGATCCATGTCAATCTAATGAGGCATGGGTGCCAGAAGAAGAAATTCTAGAACATGATGTAGCGACTTGCGTTGACGTAGGCTATATCTATAAGAAAACAAAGTCCAAACTATGGATATTTACTTCCTACTCTAAAGACAGCGAAGGTCTAGAGGTAGGTGGTTTACAATGTATCCCAGTTGGTTGTATTAAAAAAATAAAGGAGATCAAATGAAGAAAATAGCTTTCGTAACATTAAAGACAGTGCTAGCAGTTATATTAATTGCAGCGTGTTTGGTATTATTAAATAGTTGTTCTTATTCTGTTAAAGTGGGTAAGAAATGTACACCAGGTTCTACTGAGTGGAGTTATTTATGGTTTGTAAAAGGTGAGTCTGATGTATCAAAAGGAAATTGTGAATAATATGGACGATAGAGAAAAGATAGAAGAGTTAGAAGAAAAGATAGCTCAGTTAGAGAATGAGATAGCTAGAATTAAAGATTATATAGATATGCAGGATGGTTACTCTGATGACTTTTCCTCAGCATCAGGAACAGTTAATTGATCTTCTTTTTCTTTAATCTTTTTAGTTTCAGGAGTAACATCTTTTAGTAATGCGCCGTAATCTTCTAAAATCTTTGTCATCTTGGCTTCCAATTCTAATTCTGACATATCTTCTAGTCTTCCATGTTTTATTATTTTTCTGTCTATGTATAATCCTGCCGCCTTGCCTCGATTTGTTTCTGCGTTTACGGCAGAAGAGAATGAGCCCTTCTTCAAGGCTGCGTTTTTAATTCTATCTAGTTCAGCTAAATGTCCTTCATAGGTAACATCATGCTTAGCTATTCTATCCTGTTTTAACTTACCAATATATTCTACCACTAATGGGCTTTGTCTTGGGTTGGTTAGTTCTGATCCTTCTTGAGGTGCTCTATTTCTAGAGTAGCCAGCAAGTACAGCTGCCTCAGTCTTAGTGACTGGGCCTTCAGGTCCGCCATATACTAAAAACTCAGCGAATCTTTGTTGCATTTCTGTCAATCTTTTTGGTACTCCCATATTTGACATTTTAAGGTAAGTGTCCTATAATGTCAATCAATGATGTCAAAGAAAGAAGCAATAGCAGAAGCTAAAATGCTGGAAGATTATAAGAATAAAATAGACGATCGAGGAGAGCTTGATCTAACTAGATTGATTGATGATTTGAAGGTTGAGAATCTAGACCTTAGAAGTAAATTAGTTGAAAAAGAATCTTTACTTAAAGGGACAAGAGGTTTAGTAGAAGACTATCTTAAAGCTGGTTATAAATATGCCGCTAGAGTCAAAGACTTAGAGCACATTAGTAAACAACATCAAAAGCAGACAGGTGAGTTGATGGTAGAGAATAAGTTCTACAAGGAAAAGACTAAGCATTTTGAAAAGAGATGCGCAGAGTTATTAGAAGATAATAAGAAACTTGCCCAGCAGATAGATGATTTAACTAATATTAAAAACAAGGGGGAATTTGGTAAATGAGGTTGAGAGAGTTAATGGGATTCTTACAGGAGTTTATGGACAACAAAGGCAAAGGAACTAAAGGAGAGTTAGGGGATGCTTCTGTCTACATGCATGTAGGAAATCATTTAGAAGAATTAAAGAAAATAGAAGTGCAAGAGAGTACAATTATTAATGCCAACTCCATGAGAATAGTATTTAAACCTCAGGGATTACAAATTATAAAAGCTCCTACTGATAAAGAATCTGGCTTTGAGTTGTAGTCATGATTTACCTTAAAAATTTATGGGCCCAGAGAGAAAATTATATCTCAAACTTAAAAAATACACGCCACGAATTAAGTGGACAAGGCTTGAAAACATTAGCTTACTCGGTACTCCTGATCTATTGGGCTATAATGATTCTGGGAACTTTTTCACTGTTGAGCTAAAAGTTACCAAAGGTAAAAAAGTCAAATTTTCCCCGCATCAAATTGCGTTCCATGTTGAGCATCCGCACAATTCTCATATTCTTATTGAGGCCCATGGTCAAAGGTCCTCAAAACATTTTCCATGGTTCTTGTACCGTGGTTCTAGGATAGAAGAGCTTGTTACTCAGGGCTTGAGGCTTGAGCCTTGCGCTTGGGGCTCGGATCCGAAGAGCTTGGAGCTTGTGGCTTGGCCCTTGAAGCTTGAGGCTTGACGCTTGCAGCTTGATCCACGAACCTTTCAGAATTTTCGGAATTTAAATTTTCCGCCGAACCGGTCGCCCGGTTCGGGGTTCCACTAACATGAATTTTTTTGCGCTCAGCGCGAAGCTTTTTGTAAACGTTAGGATGATGCCAGGTCACGTTTCTCTTTCAATTGTTCTTTGAACTTTTTAAAGTTCTTCTCGGTCTCCTCGGCTTCGATGTTATCATAATCTATGATTTCATAATCATAGCCCTCAGGCAGGTCCATCACATCAGTGACGCAACCGCCTTCAACGTATACTTTAATTGTTTTATTTGCAGCCATGTAGCTCCTCTAGATAATCATCGAGGCCAATATTATCGATGAAGCCATGGATGCATTTGTCTCCGCCCCAATAGCCTTCAACGTTCATGTCCTGTAGATGCACCCAAATATTTGGGCCGCCGCCGGCAACCAGAAGCCTGGCTGCTTTGTAACTGTGGTCCTGGTGCGTGATCCATTCTATATCATAGACGCCATCCATATACTCTGACGCTTGGGACTCACCTTCTGGTATTTCCCTGGTTCCTTTTGTTATCTCTTCCGCAATGTTCTTGCACATCCTGACCAGCTGCTCTCCGCATGTCTCGCTTTTCTTTTTTAGTGCTGTCATGTTCTTTCTCCTTAGTTAGTTTTCTCCATCCTATAATATCCCTGCTCCATTGTCAAGCTTGTTCCTTGGTGCTTGAAGCTTGGAGCTTGTGCCTTTGCATTAGTTAAGGACAATAAAGGCTAATGAAATCCTTTGGCCAAGCTCTTCACAAGCCGGTTGCATGTGCCTTAGCTCACTAATAACTTGACCCCAGATCCGCCTGTGGATTCCGCTTGAAGTATGCGTGGGAATTATTCAGGTTTCTCCCATATTCACTCTTCCTCAGATCAGGGCTCAAG